GTACTTTGTGTGTTGGCAGCACTACCGACGGTCACCGTAGGTCCATCCTGCACTACTTTTAATACTGACATGTTAATAATAGTTGGTTCTTACTTATTTATCCTTGGAAGCATTCTTCAACATCTTCTGTAAATCTGCTGTGCTACCAACAAATAAAGCGTTGTTGACTGTGGAAGGTCCTTTCTTTTTCTCTTCCTTTACTTCTTTGGTTGTCTTCTGAAGTGCCATGAGTTTATCAGCAACGTCACCGACGTGTTTGATTAACTGTCCTGCTACCTCATATGCTCTAGGGTGGTCACTCCCTTGTGCTACATCTAAAGCACCATCGACTGCTTCCTGTCCTTTCTCTATGAGAGAGTATAGGTTTGACCTAGCATACTCATGATCATCATTGATTTGATCATCAGTATTTTTGATAGGAGTTACTTTTTTGGGTTTAGGTTCTGAGGTATCAAACGCCTTTTCTAAACCACCGAAATTGTTATCCATAGAAAGAAGTCATTTCGTTGAATCCGAAGTCATCATCACTATCTAATAGTTCTGTGTCAGCGGTTGTTATAATATCTATAACTGAACCACTCGCATGAGCAGATTGAGTTGTGGCATTTTGACCACGATGTACAGTAATAGACTCTCCATCTGGTTTACTCTTGACCTTCATAACTTCGTTATTGATCTCAATATAGTCACCTATACTGAGTACAGTTGAGTCTACAACTGGTAGTGTAGCTACCTTACTGTTGACCTCTGCTGTGAGAGTCAGTCCTGCTCCATCACTATCCTTATCACGTAAGGCAGTAGGTTCTACTTGATATGATACACGACGGTTTGGTGTCGCAGGGGTACCAGTATCGTAATGAACTTTTGCTTTCTTGATTGGTTTCTGTGTGGATGTAGGTCCGAAGATGTATGCTTTGACAGTAAAGGTACAGTCAATCGTAGTTAATTTACGTTGATCAAAGTTACCTTCATACTCGTCTGAGTAGGCAATACTATTCAGAACGATTGGTATGTCACGATACTCATTGATATCATCTAATATTTTGATAGTAATATTATATGATGGTTGGAATATAGGAACGATTTGTTCTATGATTTCCAACGCTTCATCATTTGTCTTTGATAGTATAGACAAACTGAAGTCTAGATTATATGGTACGGGTGTAAATATCTTTCTTACATTCTTACCATCTTTCTTATAGTCAGTCGTTATGGGACTTAACTTTCTACTACTGTCATATGATATCCCAGACAGTTCAAATGATATTCTAGGTAGAGTGATAGCAACCTTCTTGTTTAATTCTGGTTGTCCCTCTAGTCTTGCTAAAAACTTTTGCTTAGGACCATAGGCAAGAGGTACTTTCATCTTCTGATAGGTTGTACCACCTGTCTCTTTCCTAACTTCTATTCCGTTGAATAAAGTACCAAATCCTATAACGCATTTACGGATAACTTTATTATATGTGTATTCACCTAACATGTTATGTTCCTATACCAAATGGGTTACCTTCACTGAAGTCAATGATATCATCAGCAAGTGTCTCAAACGTGGAAGACTCAGAGTATTTAGTATCTGTTGTCTTCATTGCGTCATAACTATGTATCGTTATTGACGCACCACTGGTATTACCTACCAATAGTTCACCGATCTGGAAGTCATCTGTTACTGATTTTAATTTCAACCAGCCTTCTGATTTATCCCAATCAGCAACCATAGCTGTACCACCAGTAGTTCCACCTGTAACTTGTTCCTTATCAATAAAGTTTCCAGACAGTCCAGCTGGTACTGATTGTATATCAAAAGCAGCAGTAGTGTATCCACTACCACCACTGTCTATTACTATCCTTTCGACGGAATCATATCCTGATCCTTCGTTAGTAATCTCAACTTTAGTGAGCGAACCAGACGAGTTAAAAGTCGGAATGACCACAGGTTTGGTGCCTGTGCTACTAGGATCAGTGAAATCAATACTAGATCGAGATACATCATAACCACTACCTCCTGAAATTATTTCTAGACCAACCATCTTACCGTTCTTCACAGTAGGATCTAAGACAGCTGGGGTTATTGGAATAGATCCACCCACATTTACAACGATCATCTCAGCATGTGCTGTTGCTCCTGTACCATCACCTGTAACAGCAACAGTCGGAGTGAAGTTATACTTACTACCGTTTGTAGTAACTATAGCCTGTGATACTACATCTCCATCAAGTAACGGAGTCGCAGCAGCGGACTCGCCAGGTGATACAAGATAATAGTATTGTACAGTATAACCTGTATCTATTAACTCGTCGTCTCCTGCGAAGAACTCTCCACCTTCGTCGCTGTACTCGAAGAGTTCTGCTTTTAATTTATATGTATAGTTCTTACCTAACTGGTAAAAAGGTTCTTCATGCTCTACAAATTTAATCTCAAAATAATTAGATGATAGTGGGAAGTATATTAGATCTCCTTCTTGTGGTCTTTCTCCTACCTCTATGTCTTCGTCTAACAATAGGAACTGAGATATAAGATCACTAAATCTCTGCTGTGATATAACCATAGTTATCTCATCAGTCTGTCTGATACCAAACTTTGTCAATAGATCTCCACCACCTTGGAAACCATCAAAGTTTTCTAGGTATGCTTCTATAATATATGAGTCATCAAACTGTGAGATGACCTCTTCATTAAACACATTATCTTTTGCTATCATTTGTCTGGGAATGTATAACACATCCATACCAAACATCTTGATATATTCTTCAACAAGATTCTGCTGAAGAAACTGCTCGTTACGAGTACCGTGTGTAAAGAATACGTTTCTTGCCATTATCCGATCATATCCATTGGAGGCATTTCATACTTCATTAGCATCTCATCTTCTATCTTGTTCAACTCCTCTTGTGCCTGTTGATATATCTGATCACCATTCATAGTGATACCACCTGGCAACTGTGCTCCTTGGAACTTAGATAAGTTCTGTCCCCACTGTCTCTTGATGAGTTGTGTGGTATATCTCTTGAGGAAGATGTCATCATATAGTGTAGTAAATGTAGAAGGATCTAATGCTCTGTAAGCATCAAAGACTATAAAGTCTCCATCGTTTACATCAGTCTTGAAGTCAAGATCCATGTATAACCTGTCTCCTCTTGCTTGGAATCTGATTTGTTTCTGTCCTTCTAGTAACCAGTATATATCTTCTAGTCTTCTGTTTACCATTTCATATGTAAGAATCTCTGTCTGAGTTAGATCCCAGAGATCATTCAATCTCCACTGGTATCTTACATCAAACAAGTTAGTAGTATTCTTAGATGTGAAATCAAATATCTTAATGACTGAGGTGACATGCTCAGGCATGGTAATAAAATTATTCTGCTCAAGAAACTCTGGTTGTCTAGCACCTACCTGTGTCACTGTAGTAGTTGTGTCAGTCTTCATCAAGTCTATAGTTGCTTGATCAAACTTATACTTTAGAAAAGTTCTAATATAACCATCAGTAGATCTCTCTTGAAAAAACTGCAAAGCATCATCAATCAGATCATCTATCTGATCGTCATCTACGTTTATTTCTAGGACTGGTGCTCCTAGTTTTCTTAAAGCATACTCTGCTAGAGTTGCTTTACTACTTGGTTTTGCCATTAGACTGTATCGACGTTGAATCTCACCCTTACATAATATGTAGTTGTAGGTAACAGTGTAACGTCACCTGGTAATGTATATGACAGTAAGTTGGTAGAGTTTCCTAGTGATTGGTGTACAATAGTTTTGAATGTATCTGCCTGTGAGAACTGCCAGTCAGTAGAGTTATGTCCGTAACCACTCTTAAATTCTGGTGTTAGAACATTGATAGTAGGATTGAATGACGGAGTAATAGTCTGTACTTCTGGTTGATCTACTACAGGAGTAGAGAACTGTACAGCAGCTGAGTAGTTACTTGTCAATCCTGCGTTGTCTTTAAATCTAACTTGAACTTGATATGTTACATTGAAATCAAGTATACCCACTGGTACTGTAAATGTGGTTAAGTTACCTGTGTCACCACCTGATAAATCAGGAACTGTAATGTTAGCAGTATCATATACTGTGACATTATCTGAGGTTCTCTTAATTAACCAGTAAGACGCTGAGTGTGTTGACCCTGCGTACTGTGATACAAATGCTCCAGATGTAAATGTAGGTTGTCTATTGAATGTTAAATTAGTTGTTGGGTCTTCATTGACACTCAGAGAAGCAGCTGCTTCTACAAACTCTGACTCATTAACAGTTATGGTAGCAGAATCAGATGTGACTGATATAGCATTAGAGTTAGATAATACACAACGATATTCATTATTGACTGTTGGGAATGGTTGTGTGACTGTAGTATATGAAGCTTGGTTAGCACCGTTTATAGCTGACCAGTTATTACCACTATCAGTTGACAACTGCCACTGATAATTTATAGATCCAGATGTAATAGCAGCAGTGATACTAAATGTTGCTGTCTGTCCTTCAATGATAGTTTGTGGTTGAGGTTGCTGAGAGATAGAAATAACTCTAAGAACTGTCTGTACAGCATAGGTTGAATCTATAGGATTCTCGGCACCTACTAGACTTAATCTACACTTAAATCTATCGTCATTGTCATCAGCAAATACTAGAGCAGGAGTAGTGTAAGTGGCATTTGTAGCACCTGGTATCTCAAAGTAATCTACACCATTGTCTGATTTACTCCACTGGAATGTCTGTGTACCACTAGAAGTAGAACCCGCTACAGTGTATTGAGATGTATCTCCTTCATTACCTGTTGCGTTAACTGGTTGAGAAGTGACGTTATGAGTCCTGTAGACAGTTAGCAATGCGGCTGAGGTGAACGCATCAGCAGTAGCACCGATAGCCGAAAGCTTACATCTGAACCTGTCATTATTGTCAGCAGCGTAAGTTGCTGTTCCTGTGTTGTAAGTAGAACTTGTTGCTCCACCAATATCAGTCCACTCATCAGTCATAGTCATTGAATTACCTTGACCTGTGTGGAAGTGGCACCAATACCAAAGTGTATTAGGTGCGGTACTTGGTACTGTGAACGTTACAGTTCTAACTGTACCAGTAGAGAACTGAGCAGTATACTCTGCCATAGTTTTAACAACGCCATCTAATCT